TGGGTCAATCGGGATCTACCACCAAGTCTTGAAGAGTATCAAGCCGAGTGCTGGAACTGTCATGGCAGTGGCGAAATCGAAGCACTTGAGTTCGAAGAACTAGACCATGATGATGGTCAACCAACAATGTACGAAGAGTACCAAGATTTATACGGAGGCGATGATCGGCATGACGGATAAACAAACAGAAAGCCTTAGAAATATATTAGATCAAGGCACACACATCACAGCACTTGATGCACTAAATTGGTTTGGTTGCTTTCGTCTGGCAGCCAGAGTGTACGATCTCAAACAAGAAGGTTACAACATTGAGAAATACACACAGGTAAATGATATCGGTAAGCGCATAACGTATTACTACAAGACTTGACATGAAAGTTGCACATGTGCATATGCTGCGGCATGTTACAGAGTTATTGGGATCAGATCCTAGAAAAGCATCGCTATGTTGATCTGCCTTTGCATAAGGTCTTTATCTTAGCAAAGATACCAACGTCTACTTACTATCGTACACTGCATGGCAAGACTGAAATGAGTTTCGAGACTGCCAAGAAAGTGTATCAGACATTGGATAGATTATCTAAACGGTGGCCGACAGGTCTGGTTGAACCAAAGAAAATCAATGCCGCAGTTCCAAAACTACACAAAAGCAACAGAGGTGACTGACTCATACGTTGAGTTGATCGATGCTCTGGTTGCAAGAAGGAATGAACTTGGTCTTTCACAAGAACGATTGGCTTTGGAAATAGGCTGTACCATTTCACTAATTCATAAATGGGAACAGTATAAACGTGTGCCATCTGGCTTCATGTTGACATGCTGGCTGGATGCACTTGGCGTTAAGATCAAAGTCTGCTCGTACGAAGATTGATGCGGGCACTACAATTTGCGATTCATGTGGTGACAAGACACAATACTTTGTTGCTATCATGGCATCGATGAAACCTGCACGTTATCACATGGTGTGCATGAACTGCTATGAGGATGGATCATGGGAAACAAGAATAAGCAGAAAGGAAGCTACCACGAACGATGGTTCGTCAAGTGGCTCGAAGACCAAGGGATCGAAGCAAAGAAAGTCCCGCTCTCAGGGTCGCTCGGAGGAGAATACTCAGGAGACATCCACCTCCCCTCATTGGTCGGACGAAATCTGGTAGTTGAAGTAAAGTATCGCACAACATCTAGTTTTCCTAATGCTTTCAAGGTCTTGGAAGGTAGGGACATGGCATTGTTCAAAAGAAAAACTGGTCAGGATAAAGTTTGCGTGATACTATCGGAGTCACTATTCAAGGAAATGATCGAGCGAATGAAATAAAAAAGCTCTGCCAATGGGAGCTGGCAGAGCAAGTAGTGAGGCAAAATATATAACAAGGAGTACATAAGCCGTGCTATATGCTGAGATACTACTACGAGAGGTAGTACAATGGCAAGTACCAAACAGTCATGCAAAGTTAATCATGCTGCTCATTGCGGATCATACAGATGCGCACGGTATAGCCTATCCAACCATCCAAAGACTGTGTGATTTGTCTGGACTTAGTAAGAGTTCAGTCATTCGTGCTGTAAATTACTGTGTCAAACACGGTTACTTAACCAAGGTCGCAGGTCGCACTGGTGTGTCTACGATCTATCAATTCAACTGTTTAAAAGAGGAGGGTGTCAGTGTGACACACCAAGATAATAATAATGTAACTAAGTTAAATATATCTAATACTACTTGGGGTGTCAGTGAGACACCTACTTTTGATGAGTTCTGGCAGACCTACCCACGCAAGATTGCTAAAGGTCATGCTCGACTAGCATTTGCAAGAGCACTGAAGAAGACAGATGCCAATACAATAATTGAGGCTGCTTCTAAGTTTGCTCAATCTGTTGAGTACAAAGAGAAGAAATACATTCCCTATCCAACAACATGGCTTAACGGTGAGCGTTGGGAAGATGATATCGATGATGTGTCTGGTCGCTCAAATACTGACCGACTGAATGACATAATAGATTTTGACAAATATCTATTGGAGGCAAAAAAATGAATTACGAAGATCGCACTCGCAAGGTTGGGAGTTGGCTGCAAGAAGTATTTCGTAGGTATACCCCGCCTAGTGGTTTGGACAATGAGACATTGAAGAAAGAGATGGTGCTGATTGTTCAGGATGTGAACAAAAACATTCCATCTCAGTATGAAGATTCTGACTTTGCTATGGTACTCGACAAGATCGACGGACATGTGCGCGCCTTACATGGAGCGCGCACTTGGCCGACGATTAAGATCTTTATCCAGTCAACTAAAGATGCAGTCAAAGAATACAACAAAGCAATTGATGTACCCAAAGTAACTGCACCAACATACAACATGGATCGAAGCGATACGATTATGGTCAAGCGCATCAAAAACGGTGAACCAATACCAGATTACATCTTAAATCCTGAATCGGTAACACGCGCTCGACTAATAGATGGCGGTCACATTACTGATCATGATCTACAAAAATATATTGCACCAGCTGCACGAATGCAGTAAACATAATGTAGATAACTAATGAGGTAACAATGAAACGTACTGGATTTATAGGCGGTAGTGATGCCGTAAAGATCATGAATGGTGACTGGTTTGAGCTATGGGAAGTGAAGACTGGACTCAAAGAACCAGAAGATCTTAGCTCCAAACTTGCAGTGCAACTTGGCATTCACACTGAAGACTTCAATCTGTCTTGGTTTGAAAAAGAAAACAACTGTGTACTGACCAACCATCAATCTGAGTTTGAAATATCATCAGGCCGAGTGCTCCCGCTGCGCGGTACAGTCGATGCAATGTGGAACGGCAACATCGTAGAAGCAAAGCATACCAATGCATTCTATACCATGGACAAGGTGCTTGAGTATTACATGCCGCAGTTGCAATTCTACATGTATCTAGCAGATGCAGACGCAGCGCATATGTCAGCGATCTTTGGCAACAACAAGTATGAATGCTGCAAAGTAAACCGAGATCCTAATTATATCTCAGCTATGATGGATATGATTAATGAGTTTTCTAAGTGTGTGGTAGATAACATCGAGCCTGTTGGCTTTGATATTCCTGACGCACTATCAATCAATTCAATACCCATCGATGACATGGTGAAGCGCGATGCATCAACAGACAATATGTTTATGGATCGCGTAGTTACTTACATCAACAGCTACGAACACAATCGTACATTTGAGAACGCCAAGAAAGATCTCAAAAACATGATGGCAGACAACGAAAGAGAAGTGTTCTGCGATCAACTATCAATAAAGCGAGACAAACGTGGATCAGTACGGATCTATATTCGCAATCAAAAGGAGGCAAAGTAATGTCAAACATGAAAGTATGGGACAATGTATCCAAGTCAGACGCTAAGTTTCTAAAGCAAGTAAAGGTAGGCCGTGGGTTTACAGCTATCGATGCTCATTCTCAGATAATGAAAGCAACCGAAGTATTTGGGCCTGTGGGTGAGGGTTGGGGTTATCATGTATCTCATGACATCCAAGTCCTTACACCTAACGACAGCGTCATTGTAGCGAGTGTCAGCGTATGGCACAACGAACCCTCTAATGTATTCGGGCCGGTGCTTGGTTGTAAGATGCTAATGCGCAATGGCAAGATCGATGAAGACGCACCTAAGAAAGCAATGACTGATGGTCTAACCAAAGCATTGTCACACCTTGGATTTAATGCAGATGTATTCCTCGGTGAATTTGACGGTAACAAATACACTGATGATAAGAGCGGTGGCAGCAGCCACAAAGAATGGTAATCAACAAAGGAGCCAGAAGCATGGCAGATTATGACAACACAAACTCAGGCGCAGCTTTCAAACCATTTGATAGTCAACGCATGATCCTTCAAGGCAAAGTAAATCTTGAAGGCAATGAACGTAAAGTCGTTATGGTTGCAGACCAAACGCGCGGTGGTGATAAGATTATTGAAGTCTATCAGAAAGTTGCAGTGTTATTTGACAACGATAAAAAAGGCAATGAGTCAGCACCAGATTATTCAGGGCCAGTTGAAGACTACGCTACTAACAAGGACATGCGCATTGCAGCTTGGAAACGTCAGAAAGATGGCGGCAACTATATGAGTATGCAGATTACAGAAAAACAACAGGGAGGATCTAACAATAAACTTGATGATAAAATCCCATTCTAATGGAAACATGGGATGAAATGAAAGCGCGTCACATGCGCGAACGTGTTGAGCTAGTGAAGTCACTGGCTCAATCACGTTACACACAGACACAGGCATCTAAAATCTTACACATGAAACTAAGCGCACTTAATAATTTTGTTCGGCGCAATCAGATTTACTGGCCTGTTATTCAACAAGGTAGACCAACACACAAGGAGTAGATACATGGACTACATTCGTGAGGTAAATATAAGCAAAGTAATGATAACCCCAGAGATGGCTAGATCATTGCTAGAAAATAATCCAATCAACAGAACCCCATCAAAAACAAAAGTTAATGAATATGCATCGGATATGTTAAGTGGTAACTTCTTGTTTGCAGGTCATACAGTATGCCTATCTAAAGAAAGAACGTTACTAGATGGTCAACAAAGACTAATGGCTTGCGTTCAGTCAGACACACCATTTCATACAATCTTAGTAGAAAACCTACCTGAAGATATTATTAGAGTTATAGACTCAGGTAAGAAAAGAACATATTCAGATCAGTTAAAAATGGATGGACATAAAAAGCCTGGGCTGCTTGCTGCATCAATTAAAATGCTTACACTTATTGCTCGAAAAAATCCTAAAGACGCAGGGCATTATACTACAACTCAACTAAATCAGGTTCTAAAGAAACACCCTTTTATTGTTGAGAGCGTAGATCGTGGAAGCAATACATTTAAAAAAGCAGATCCCATTCTTTCCGCAATACATTACATAGCCAACTACACTGGGCATGAACACAAAGCAGATCAATTTATTGAGACATGGAAGGGTGGCGTTAAAAACTATGAGAACGATCCAATAGTTTACATCAGAGAAAAACTTTACGAAGATCTTGGTAAAGTTAAAAAGATGACAACCGTTACCAGAATGAGATACATTATGTACTCATGGCAGAAGTTCAAACTAAACCAGCCAATACAAGCAGCAAGACCACAGACGTTTGAAATGGAAGGCTGGGATAAAATAACTTGTGGAATAAAATGACAAAAAACCAAAGATTGCAGTATCTCAAGCGCATCGTGCGCTTGTGTGCTGCTCACAAAGCAAACCCTAACCAACAAAAAAATGAAGTAGATGAGATAAGAGCACTCGCTCAACACATCATCGATGTAGAAGAAAAAGATACAGATGTAGAGGGAACACCAATATGAGCATAGCTACAGCATGGCTTGAATTAGCCGCCCAAGAACGTGCTAGGCACAATGAAACATGGGGAAGAATCCCAGAAAAAAGAAAAGAAAAATATATTCCAAGAAAAAGAAAAGGCCCTCGAAATCCTAAACGACTAGAGTTGATTAGAGAAATGATTCGAGAAGGCTTTCGCACAGTAGATATTGCTAATGAATTAGGAGTTAGCGAATCAAGTATTCGATACTGGCGTAGGTATTACAATCTAACGTGAGTCGTGTGGGCGGAGCTATGTGTCGGGCTATAGCAATCTAATACAACCAACAAAAACTGATAGTATCAACCGCCCACTGCGACAATCTATCAAAAGAAAGAACAGAGGCAATGGAAACTTTCTATATTTTTTTAATTTCTTACAGCATTCAAGGACATCCCATCGAACGAACAATACTCTTAGAAAATAGTGACCAGTGTCAGATAGCAATCCGAGCAAACGAACCGCTATCTGACGCCCTTGGTGCTGACATGTATTGTATAGACACAGGGAGGATATCTAAATCAATACGACCAAGGCTTAGACCATCAACTCAAAGTGAGGAGCATCAATAAACGGACGACGACCTTGGGATCTGCGTGTATCAATGTAATCATTCATTGCAGATTCCATGTTACCATCCCACTGAGCAATGTTTGGTACAGTCCAAGCTGCTCCCCAACGAATAGGCACATCAACTGCACGTGATGCTTCTGCCATTGCATCAGCAATCTCATCGTACAAATTCAATTCCCAACGTCCACCATCTACATACGCCATAAGATCTACGGCAATACCATCTAAGTGCTTAGACTTCATGGTTTGACTTGCACCCTTGGCTACCAATGCACGTTGTTCTTCAATGGTTCGAAGCCCACAGATCACAGAAAAATCTTGTTTGCTTACACCAATAGCATACTTAACGACAGCAACCATGCGCTCATCAACGCCCTCTAGTTTTGACAGGCTACGCTTGCCTAACTTGTAACTCATTTCTTTAATCCTCTCATTGTACGTATGCCAAAGCTGGCAGCGATGCTGGCATACATACCCCATTGCACCCATAAGGGTGTAGTTTCCAAGTTTGCAAATCCCTGTGCCATAGTATCTTGTAGACTAGGAACAAAATTAGCAGCAAGTATAAGAACGAAAACAATAGTCCAAAGTTCGTCTTTCCAAGAGTTCTGCGCAGAACGGATAGCCTCAAGTTCCCAATCAATTTCACCAGTTGCTTGCTTAAGTTTGATCTCTGCATTTGCTTTCTGTACCGCTGTCTTACCATCAACCCATGCTGTAGCTAAACTTCCAAGGCTACCTATAATCTGACCGATCATACAGACCCCCGATCCGTCTTAGCTTCTTTGTTCATCCAGATCCCAAAGCAACCAGTCAATGCACCCATACACACAGAAACCAAACCAGCCTGTCCATTGCTAGGATCAGGCAAAGACATGTACCAGTGTACGCTTTGGTAAGTTAAAATTGTTACCACTAGCATCATCAGCCGTGGGAATACTTTGTATTCATCAATCACTGTTGCTGGCATAATGTTCTGCAATCCTTTTGTTCGACGTGATTATAACCACTTTTCCGTTTTTGTCCAAAACTGTGTACTTTACCACTTTCCCATGTAGACACCCAAGTAATAGATGCAGAGAACCGTAATGATCACAGCCATGCCAATTCCCGCGATTGTAGCTAACAGCTCCATGCGCTCTTCTCTAGCCTTCTCTGCGGCCTTTCTCGCTGCTTGTCTTTGTTTCCTAGCTTCAACTTGCCATTGTTGCCATCTGTCCCATGTGCCAGGGGGCGCATAGAGGCGACAGTAACTTTCTAATTCTGCACGTTTCTCGCGCAACTTTTCTAAATGCTGAAACTCTTCCCAATCACCTTCAGAGCTACCCGTAATCATTGTAATCGGGCTAGACTTCTTCTTGTTGATTGCTTCTTTTATATCTTCTTCCGCAGAAAGGAACTTACCGACCGCGCCGATAAGCCCCGCAGTTTCCTTGCCATTCCCAAGAGCCTGACGGATAACCGAATAAGCGGCATTTGCAGCCGCAATGCTCTCAAGTATAGCCATGTCATCATCCTAACATGTTTATCCGCAATAGCAGAGCAATGATGGCAGCACTCGTACCAATAACAAGTGCTTCCAATCTTTTGACACGGTTAAACAAATCACGGAACTGAATGTCCATTTCCGTTTTCATAGCCACAATTTCTTTCTCTAGGCCATCAATTCGCTGATGCGCTGACTGTACTGTCCGTTTGTCCATTGTCTAACTGCTCTTTTAATCTATCTATGTATCCCTGCCGACCAACTTGCATTTGCTCAATGTTTAAAGATGCTGCTCTAATCTTTTGATCCAACGATCCTATTTGATTAATGCAATGCTTTGCTGCATCTGATAGCTGATCTTCTGTGTATTCTA